GGCCGCAATAGTTTCCACACACCAACACATATTAAATAGAGTCCCGACAAGATAACAGCCAAGATAGTAAGCCCTACTAAAGTAAAAGTTAGCTGAAATCTTTTAGGTAATTTATTTCTTGTCTTATGCATAATTCTATAACTCCAAGGTTGTTTCTCAAACTCCACTGACATGCGTTACCCAGTAGTAATTGCATTTATCACAGCAAGGTTTGTTATCTACATCATCCACTGAACTACTGAACTGAAAATAGTACACAGGGTCTTTGCGATACAAGTTTGCTTTATGCGTTGCCATAACTCTAGATAACTTCTTCTCGTCATAGAACCAATTAGGGTAGCCATTACCGAACTTCTCAGACCTATCAAAATATAAAGCTTTTATATTAGCAACATTATTTTCTGTCTTTATGCCACGTTTATTAGCTTCATTGACACAGTCAAAAACATAAGTCATAAGTGCCGTCTCACAACCTCTCCACATTTTTACAGCAGGGTGGTTGCGCCAAGCAGCATTAGGGTCATCACTAGTGAGGACTTTGAGGATTTGATATCCCTCAAGAATCTGCTTATTCAAGCGTTTGTTATCTAACACTCGAGCAGATAGGACAAAATCTTTATAAGGTAAAAATGTTTGCATATCTAGAACATACACACAAAACAAGTACTTGTCAAATACATTTACATATATTTATTAAATAAAAAACCCCCGCCTGAAGAAAGTAAAGGCGAGGGTTTCTTATTGCAGAAAGGAGCAGTAATAAAGGGGAACACAAAAAACCTTTATTACACTATTTATTATAGTCCTCTTCTACGGGCCTTGGGGCGAAACGCCGAATTATTTGAAGAAATCATCATCATCATCATCGCCAAAATCTCCGTCTTTTAGTTGCATATCAATGTTATCCATAAGGTCTTTGAAAGACTTCATAGTGTCAGCAATCTTACGACTCTTTACTTCCATCTCTAGCAACTCAGCCTTGTAAATCAACTTAGCCATCTGCTTACGCTCACGAGCAGTTAGGTTCTTGAACGTTACATTTGCCAAGATATTAAAACTAATCTCAGCCAAGTGGCGATTCTTTTGTAGCTTACGAATGTAGCGTTCACGCATTTTAGTCTCTTGTTCTATTAGTAAATTTGAAATTAGTTTAGCACTTCTATAAGGACGGATTTAGCATTGCGTAGAAAATACTCAATACTTTCATCATTCCTCAAAACATAATCAAACTCAAATGAGCTCAAAGCAGTTTCAGAAGTATGGTCATTAGGTGCGTCTACGCCATTACGTTCAATTCTAATCAAGATACCACCAGCATCTCTAATAGCCTGAGCCTCGTTAGGATAGCGAACATCAGACACAACACAGTTTCCAGAAACTTCTGCAACTCGTTTCATAGTCTGCTGAACCCAAAAGTCTTCGCCAAACATCTGACGACCAACTTCTGTTCCTAGTCTTTGCATTAGTCCACGAATATCTGGGCTTATCTTTTTCAATTCTTCCCAGCCAAAAACATTTACAGCAGTAGCCAACTTAGCCAGCTTGAATCCACCAACCTCAATAGTTGGGTTTAGACGAACCAATGCCTCACGCATAGGGTCAGCAAAAGCAATCTTTGTATAGTCAGCATTTTGAACTAGGTCATCAGCAAGTGTGTCTTTACCAGAGCGAGCATACCCCGCTAAACCAATTAGCATCCGACTACTCACTATCTGGCTTTTCAAAAGCCAAGCGAGTAATTTCTTCTGATGCAAGCAATACAGCAATAGGTGCAGATGCAGTAATTAGCACACCAACCCAAGCACGGAAGTCAGCAAGAGAGCCATCCCAGAATGAAAGAGTATGTGCAATGTTTGCAACAACAGATACAGTAGCGAATGCAGTTAGACCAGCAAAAGTTCTCCATGTGCTTTCACCTCTAGCTTTGAATACAACCAAAGAGATTGTATAAGCCAAAATAGCAGCGTCGATAAAAATAGCTGGTAGCCACTGTAAGAATCCAGGAAGTCCAGTCCAAGCAGATACAGCATAGATACCACTGAACGAAACGCTGAATGATGTAATCATCAACAACGCAACCAAAATAACAGCCGTTGCCAATACAGGAATAGCATCTGGATTGATACGAGCAGACTTTTTCTTTACTACAACCTTAGGGGCAGCGACAATTTCGTCTCGACGAGCATCAAATATTTCACGCACTGATGCAGGCTTAGGAGAACTTGGAGGAGGAGTTACAACTCCAAGCAATGGTCCAAACTCTGGAACAGGGATAGCAGCACCACCAGCATTCAAAGGGGGCATTAGTTCCTCAGGAAACTTCTCATAGAAGTTACGAGGGTCATTTTCTTCATAAGTCATTGTGTTTTCCTTTTGTTTTTGTTTCTTATTACGCCACTATACTACTAAAAATCTAACTCCCCGTCAACTTGTTTAGCGGCGTGGTTCAAGCGACCTTCAATAATTAGTAGATACTCAGAAGTCAGTTCAATACCAACAAACTGGAATCTCTCAAGTATAGCAGCTTTACCTGTACTTCCGCTACCAGTAAATGGGTCCAACACAATTCCACCCTTAGGAGTTACCAGTCTTACCAACTCGCGCATAAGCGACGTAGGCTTTACAGTTGGGTGGAAGTTATGTCCAGGCTTGTTAGGTTTAGCAGGGTCAGCACCTAGTTTACGAGTTCCCTCACTATCAATATTGCCATCATAACTACCAACAGAGACTTCTTCCAAATGCTCTAGACCTTCATTGCGGTCTTTCTTATTAGCCTTTGCAGTATAGAAGAATCTACTAGCACCGCCAGCATCATCAAAACCCCTGACAGTTCCATCAATATCTTCTCTAGCACCATACTCAGAACCATACTTACCAGAACGAATATCAGGTACAGCCATCTTTCCAGCTCTACTCTTACTGATACCGCTCTGTCTGTTTACTTCCTTAACAGGGCAACCATCTACGCATTCAAATACAGCAGTAGCGACCTCATAATCACGATACTCAGAAGTATCAGAACCTCTATTTGGGTCTCCACCAGCAAACGTACCTTGAGGTGCGTTGTGATTACTAATAATTTCTACAGCAGTGCCAACCTCTACGCAATCTTCTGCGTGCGTAAACATAACATTTGCCGGCCAACGACCAACACTCTTGCGACCTGTATAAGGTTCACCAACAGCATCTCCAAAAGGCTTAGCACCGTTATCAAAAGTATTGATTACTACTTCTTCATTACCAACACGAGTGCCATCAATGTTGATTCCACCGACACCCCACTTCAAAACATTTGCAGCTACAGTCTTTTCACTAACAGGCTTACGAGCAACAATGATAGGTTCAAGGGCAGGCTTTAGTGCCGTTCCCCATCCTTCCCACTCTTTCGCCATCTCGGTAGATGGAGCTGTGATAGGGATATCACGAGCAGGAACACCAACGCTACTGGTATTACCAGCAAATAACTTATCGCCTTTTTCAGACCAGTCTTGGGCTGCACTTCCAACCATCCTTTTACTTCCAACAACTTCTCGTTCTGCACCAGCAGACTTATCAATTGCTTTACTTATATCCATACTCTTAGGAAACCCAGAGCCATAAATCCATGCGATACCATCGCGAATTTCAAATCCAGCCATACGCACAGATAACCCCATTAGGTCCTGCGTTCTACTTCCAGCAAACACCAACATATGACCACCAGGTTTTAGCACTCTAAAACATTCATCCCACACAGCAGGAGGTGGAACAAATGCATCCCACGCTTTACCCATAAAGCCCTTACCTGCGGGCGTAAAATCACGTTCTCCAGTAGCCCACTTTGAGATAGCCTCGACGACATGGTCTGGGTCTGTATTGCTAAGTCCATATGGAGGGTCAGTAACAATTGAATCTACTGAGTTATCTTCCAACCCACGGAGTACTTCTAAACAGTCTCCGTTGTAAACCACAGCACCGTTTGCGTCATAAAATTTCGTCATAGCCTAAATTCTATCAAAGCTCTGAATCTTCTAGTAGCCACTCCACTAGACCTTTGTTCTGCGAAAACACTAACAACAACGAGTGCTCAACAGTTCCAATAAAGTAATGCTCCCAGACTTCAAAATCATCTGACTTCTTCGGCTTTAGTGAGTTATCAAACACCATGCGACAAGCGTGCAGAATCTCATGTAGGAGAGTAATTTGCTTTTTAGTCTTGTGTATATCAGAACTTATAACAATTAGATTCTTCTCGTCTAGCGTATAGCCATAAGTGCCATCGCTAAGCATTCCATCTATATCAGGGGAACGTTCAATAACTGCAAATACTTGTGTACCAACCTTGATGCTGGTTGGAATAGATGATTTCTTTTTTGGATTAGGTGCGGCTGGCATCTTCACTTTCCTCAATTGGCTTTAGAAAATACTGAGCACAGCACCCATCACACTCATGCTTAGCATATTGGTGCGTCAGGTCATGCTGACAAACTACATAGTTCACTGATTTACCCACTCACATACATCCTTGGAGTGCGTTCCACCCAAGTCTTGATACCTAATAGTTTCACATTTATAGTGCTGACTTACATACATGTACACAATGCCACCAATAAATAGTGCCATGGTGATAAGCAACATCTTTAGTTCTTTACTCACCTTCACCCTCACACATCTGAATAGCAGTCTCTTCCCCAGCGTCTTCATATTGTTCCCAACAGGAGACAGGGGTAGGAGTAGGTGTCGGCTTTTGATTCCCCTTGAGCAGGAAGAACCCATAGGCTAAGCACCCAAGCATTGCAACAACAATTAGCACAAATGCTACTATCTCTTTTTTAGTTATCTCTTCATTCATCAGTCTCTCCCTCAATAAGGCCGAGTGCAAAATACCAACCCTTTAGCCCTTCAGCATTTAGGTGAGTAGTATCTGCCTCTACTAACAGTTTGATTATGCGTTCTTTAGAATCCGCCCAACCCCAGTCATAACACTGGCGTTCAAACTCACTCATAGTATTACGAGCGGCTCCGTTTTCTGGGTTACTCATTCATTCTCTCCTCTGATTAGAGCAATAAGCTCGTCCATTTCTAGTATACCATCAATGTAATGTTTTGCAACATACTCTTTGCGTCTATTTTCTAGCAACTTAAGAATGCGTAATTGTTCTGAAGCTTCACCAGCTTCAAAGCCAAGAACAAATGACCTAGCGTTCTCCTGATGCATTACTCTCCAGAAATAAAACGAATCAAATCCTCAGAGCGGAAGTGGTCTCGATGCATAGTGCCACCGCCATCAAACTCAAATGTTGAGCGATTCTCTGAAATCCACTCAATAATTCTCTGACGTTCTTCATCGATGCCAATTTGAATTCCCATAGCAAAAGAAGCATCTATAGCGTTCTCTGTAGCGATTTGCATCTTTTCTCTAGTATCTAATGCATCAGCAACTACTTTGCCAAGCTTAGATGTTACTTTATTTTCACTATTCATAGAGAAAATACTAGCACATGCAATCTATAGTTACTCGTTATCCAACAAATTCTTTACTGTGGTCGGGTACCACTTTCCCCCATTTTGCCCCAATATCCCATCAGCATTCAGTCCGTTAGCTATATCACGATAGGTGCGGCCACGACTTCGTTCGGAGTATACCCTATTCTTTACTTCTTCAGGAGTTTTATTCTTAGGGCCCATATCAACGCCCCACTTCACCCCGCGGTCTCGTCTATCCTTGTGGATGTCCTTTTGACGAGCAGAAATGATTCCACGCTCCATCTCAGCCAAAGCAGACATAATCGTAACCACGAAACGCCCCTGATAAGAAGAAGTGTCTAGATTTAGGTCTAGCATAATCAAACGCCAATTTTTCCTGTTTGCCCTATCAACGATGTCCAAGAAGTCCGTTGTGCTACGAGCTAGGCGGTCAATACGAGTAACGAACAATGCCTGAGCATCACCAGTCTCTAGGCGACTAAGGGCGGCTGTAAGGGCAGGTCTACCAGTAATACTCTTACCAGAACGACCTTCCTCACGAATAATTTCCCAACGAGTGAATCCGTGGAACTCAGCAGCTGTAATCAACTGCCTTTCCTGTACATCCAGCGATACGCCATCATTCACCTGCAACTGCGTAGAAACGCGTGCATATAAGAGGGCTAAGCCAGGGTCAAGAGTTTCCATAACTATAGTTTACCCCAAAAAGAAAACCCCGCCTAAGCGGGGCTTTCAATTTAGAAATTATTCAATCTCAAAGACTTTCGGCTTTTTTTCTTCCGGAAGTTCCATCTTTAGCTTAATAGTCAAAAGTCCATCAGCAAGTTTCGCTGACTTCACTTCAACATGCTCAGCAAGCGAAAAGGTTACTTTGAAGTTCCTTTGAGCAATGCCTTGGTGGATTACGTCGCGGATATCTGCCTTTTCAACATCAACTGCACTGGACACGACTAGGTCTCTACCAGTTAGTTCAACATCGATTTGGTCCTTCTTGAACCCAGCAACAGCCATAACGATTTCATACTTGTCGCCATCCTTGACGATATTGTATGGAGGGTAGTTTGGCTTGGTTTCGGCTACAGTGCGTAGCGACTGAAGGACGGGCTCCCATCCGATTCCCCAACGCTCAATGCGTGGGAATAGGTCATCAATAGTGATTACCTTAGGTGCGGATACCTTTTTAGTTGGTACCCACTGCTTTCCCCACGGGTCGTGAGGATTTGTTTCAGGGTGTATCATGTTTTCTCTCCTTAGACGAGAATAACGCTAGTCTTCGCTGTCCGAAGACCAGCTGGTTTATAGATACCCAATTGGCATATCTAAGATTATTGTATCACAAAAATATGACTATAGCTTAATGTGAATAATTTTTGTATTAAGCCCCCTACAGTATCCATTGCAATCTCCCTCAAAACAGTCTTTATCTATCCGACCTGTTATGTACTGACTGGCTTGCTCATAGGTTTCAAACATATAGACGTTCTCAATCATGTGCCCATGGTTTAGATACTTGTTGTTGTGCTCAGTGTAGTAGTCGCCAGAGTAATGCGAGTGCATTACAATCCACTGGCCAAAGCCAGTAAAGTAGCGGAAATTCTTTGTAAGTTTTTCACCATTATGGGTCCAGCTAGATGAACACTTCAAAAAAGCTTCAGCAGTACGATGTCTAATCGAGCATTTACGGTCAGTCCAAGTAGACACTGCATACTTACCACCTAAAGGCTTTTCAGTCTCAGCACTCTTAGGCAACTTTGCAAGTAGCTCACTCCAGTTTACATTATCACTCATTAGAACCCTAATTTCTTAAGCACGTCGACGACTTTTACTTTGTAGCCATAACTGCCATTAGTGAAGTCATTAGTTATTCGCTGCTTACCTAAAGAGTAACCTTTTTCCTCAATCAAGTCTTTCAAGTCCGAAGTACGTATAACAAGCATCCCATTAGCGTTCGGACCAGCACAGACCCACCACTCCGCTTTAGTTGTTCTAATCCCAGAGTCCCGAAGGTCTGATTCATCCGACCAGTTAAATTGCTGGCATTCTATGTAGAAGTTTCCATACTCTTTAGCAAGGTAGTCAGTCTTTACTTCAAATTTAGCTCCATCAGCCAAGTCGCCAAGGAACGTCCCAAGTAAGCTCTCCCCTACCTTTCCACGCTCTAAATCATGGTCAAAGTCTGGTTGGTATCCGTCAGTCATTGTATTCTCCTTATCTTTATAGGTAATAATCATAAGGTATCATCCTGTACAAAGATTTGCAACTCAAATTAGTTATAACCTTAA